AGGCATTTAGAGATATTTGACACCTATAAAACCCATTCAAGGCGATGTTTAGACAAAATTGAGTTGTATGACGATGTCTATGATACCTTAACTGAACTAAAAAGTCAAGGACATAAGATTGCACTCTGTACATCTAAGTCTAGAGAGACCGTTGCACTACTAGAACACAAACTACCTGAATTTGATTACATCTCTTGTCCTAAACAAGGCCTAAGAGGTAAGCCCAACCCCGATCAATTGTTATTTGTAATGGCATTCTGTAATGTCGACCCAATCGATACAGTCTATATTGGTGATATGGTGTACGATAAAGAAGCTGCAGAACGAGCTGGAGTACATTTTGAACATGCAACTTGGGGATATGGAGATATAGAATGCGAGCACTCTCTAAAGTCGATAACGAATCTGATCTAACTGTTGGTTTGATACCAGCAAGATGGAATTCAACGAGGTTTGAAGGTAAACCTCTTGTCGACATATCAGGTATACCTATGATTAAACGGGTATACGATAGAGCTTGCATGGCAGAATCTTTAGATACTGTTATAGTCCTTACAGACGATGAAAGGATATCATCTTATTGTTCTAAACAAGAAATTAGGTGCATTATCATTGAAGAAGATTGTGCAACTGGTACAGACCGTTGTGCAAAAGCTTTAGAATTACTAGATGGGAAAATCTTTGTCAACATTCAAGGGGATGAACCTCTAATAAATCCTGATGCTATAGATAAATTAGTTTCGAACTTTCCTATGTCTGCAATTGTAAATGCATATGTTAAGATAGATCAAGATTATAAGAGTATCGATAAGAATGTTGTAAAGGTTGCATTTGATAAACACCAACATGCAACACACTTCTCTAGATTACCTATCTCTGAATATCAACAAATGGGATTGTATGCTTTTACTAGAGACATGTTATCAATCTTTTCTACAATGCCAAGAGGTGAGTTTGAAGAAAGAGAAAATGTGGAAATGTTTAGGTATGTTGAGAATGGTTACAAGTTAAAAATGGTTGAAGTAGAAGATGACGGGGTATCAGTAGATGTGCCAGCAGATGTTAAGTTGGTAGAATTAAAGCTAGGTGGCTATCATTAATTCAACTGAAATACCATTAGTGAAAAATTATTGGAGTAGAAATATGGAAGAACACTATCAGATAAATGGAATGCAAACAGACGGTATCCATGAAAGAATTAATGTAGATCGATTGGAGAAAGACTTCAATGAGGTTAGTAAGGTTAGTAAACCTAAGATCGTTTCTTTTAATGAAGCAAAGGAAGCTGGTATTACTAAAACAGAAGGTACTTATGAAGTAATCTTTAAAGGTGAACCCGTAGATACTCTAAATGCATACGGAGCTGCATGGTTACATAAAGCTCCCAACTCAAATCAATCCATGATGCAATTCAAAGATGATCTTGCATGGAAAAAAACAGATCATAAAAAATGGAGTGAATGGATGATGGACACTCAGAACAATATGTTCTTTCATGCATGTAAGATTCAGTGGTTAGTTCGTATTATAGAAAACGAGGGGTTGTATTCTGTTCCTCAAGCATCGTTAAAAGAAAGAGGTAAATGGTTTGCACATCCAGGCCAGTTCCGTGTTCATGCTATAGAATACACTGATTGCAACGAGGAGTTTGTAGTGTGGGATGTTGCAGATAGATTACCACAACCTCAAATAGATTTCGATGAATGGTTTCAATTGTATAGTCATCATAATGATAAGGCTTTATTTGCAGTTAAATTCAAAGACAAACTAGAAATGCATGTAGGTGAAGAACGAAATGATCTCTATAAAGTAGTAACTGACTCGGTAGATGCTTGTAGAGGAGTGAGGATTTCCTTAAATGGAACATGTGATGAAATCCTAAAACCTTTGTTTGAAATGAGATCATATGGTGGTGGTGTAGGTATTGAAGGTCATCTCAGGGTAGAAGATTTAAAACATATTATGGCAATGCCTCAAGAAGGTGAGAAATTAGAAAAAGAAAACTTCGTTTTATATAACAATTATCATAAATAATAGACAATGGCAAGTCTATTTTCAGATATCGTAGAGAAACGACCCGAACAGATAGAGAATCTAACCTATGATTCACTACAATGGTTTCAGGGAAATGTGAGAGACATAAGAAGGTCTCCTGAAAAGTTCCTGAAAGAAGGTCAAAATTTTGTTCAAAGATTTGAATTAGGGAAGATGTATATGTTCATGTACCATGCAAAGGGACATGACAAATTAGAGTATTATGATACATTCCCTCTTACAATCTGCGTCAGAAGATATCCAACTGGGTTCTTAGGTTTAAATTTACATTACATTGCACCTAGATATAGAGCTCTTCTCATGGATGGGATGTATGATTTCTTTACTGACTATGACGGTGACTATGCATTTAACATTAGATACCCAGCTGTAAAAAGTGTTAGTAGACTTAGATGGGCAAAACCATGTATAAAACAATATCAATATGGTTATCTAAACAGTAGGATTGTAGAAGTACAACCTGAACATATGGACTTGGTTGTTATGTTACCAAGTCAAAAATTTGTAACTAAGGGAACAACCTATAATGCAAATTCAATTTATAGAGATAGTATTAGGAAGATAATTTAATGGCAGAATCACATAAAGAAGGAATAGACTTACTCAAGTCTCAAATAGGTCAACCCTTACAACCAAATAAGTTTGTTGTAGAGTTCTTAACATTACCACCTGCTTTTTCAGCAGTTAATGTAAGAGAGAACCTTAGTATCTTATGCACCTCTGCAACATTGCCAGGCAAGTCCGTAGGAACAGCTCAACATTATCGTCATAGATATATGCCTGACGGGACTGTCGATTATGGTGAGTCTGTAGATTTTAGTTTTATCTGTGATGCAAACTTCATGGATAGAATGATTATAGAAGAATGGTTGAGAATGGTTCACTCGGCAGATGTATCAACAAGGACTGCACTACAAAATGAAGGTGGTGCAATCGAGGGACAAGTATTCAGTTTTTATAGTGACTATGCACAACCGTGTTCAGTTCGTATACATGTATTAAGAAAAGACGGCACATCTGCAATGATATACACATTGCATGAATGTTATCCATCTTCTTTAGATGCTCAAGAGTTGAGTATGGATAGTACAGATCAGATTTTAGAATTTGGATTTACTTTAAATTATAGACATTGGTCTTCGGAGTATCAACCTATGGGTGATGTTGGAACATTTAACCAACCTCAACAAGGAAACTTCGAATTGAGTGGTCTAAATAAAGGTAGAAGAGTTTTTGATGCAATCCTTGAAGGACTCAAGGTAGCAGGAAGATTTAATAAAAAGGCTGGTGACCTAGGTAGAAAACTTGGAAGTTTTGATACTGCAATCACTAGAGGTTCTAACATTTCGAGAGACCTAGGAGTCAATTCGAAATATATAACCAATGAAAGAAGAGGTGGTGGTTAATCACCTCAAATTGAGGATACATTATGGCTTTACCAAAGCAATCGGCACCGAAGTACACATGTGTACTTCCTAGTGACGGAAAAGAAATTGAATTTCGTCCTTTTCTAGTTAAAGAGCAAAAAGTTTTAATGCTTGCTCAACAAGAAGAGAACGAAAAAGCAATGTTTAGGGCTGTGCAAGACCTTATTGAAGCATGTACTTTTAATAAGATCAAAGCAAAGTTGTTATCTACTATCGATATGGAATACTTATTCCTAAAGATAAGAGTTAAATCTGTAGGTGAAACAACAACGGTCAATTTAACATGTCATAATCCTGACTGTGATGGTCATGGGGAATGTACAATAGATTTAGATAATGTTGGAGTTGTGGGTGATACCCCCAATAACAAGATTATGATAAATGATGAAATTGGAGTGGAGTTAAAATATCCAACTGTTGCTATTGTAGAACAGTTACAAGGGATGGATGAAGCTACCTCTTCTATTGAGATGTTAAAACTATGCATGGTTAATATTTTTGATAGTACGGAGATTTATTCAGTGAATGATTCACCTACTGCAGAACTAGAGGAGTTTGTAGACAACTTATCTGTTCAACAATTAGAAGACCTTGCAGAATTTTTCAATTCAATACCGCGACTTGAAAAAGATGTAGACACTGAGTGTGGAACATGTGGGAAAGAAATCAGTAAGAAGATTACTGGTATACAGGGTTTTTTTTAATAGCCCTTTCTCATGATAGTTTATTAAACTATCTCACAACAAACTTTCAGTTAATGCAACATCATAATTATTCCTTAACGGAATTAGATAATATGATGCCATGGGAAAGGGAAATCTACATTAAATTATTACTTCAACATTTAGAGGAAGAAAAAGAACGGGAGCGTCAAAGAGCTAATCAAAGCAAGAATAGACGATAATCCCAATGACTAAATTAGGAGAAATAAAAAATGGCAGACGAAAGATTCAGTGGAGACATGTCTCGAAACGAAGTCGAAATGGACTTATCCAAGTTCATGGAGATGATTCAAGAGAATGGTGCTCTTAAGGATGAAATTCGTGATCTTAAAGCGAATGATACAGTTAACCCATGGCAAAAATGGATTCACCTTGCGAGAGCAGTGGATGCATGGAGAATATGGCCAAGAGCATTTTTAAGTGTTTACATATTCTTAATTTATTGGGTAGTAATGTGGTTCTTAGATTTACCTGAACCATCCATGGAACAATCAGGATTGATATCAATTCTAGTTGGTGCTGGAGCAGCTTGGTTTGGACTATATGTCAATTCCGCTGCAAAAGAACATTCAACAAACAACGAAAAATAGGAGTAACAAATGGCAGAAGAAATTAGAGACGATCATGTTGATGCAGATCACCTCGTTGCACTCAAAGACAATCCTCCAGTAGAACCTAACAAGGACGAACTGGAAGATTTTCAATACGAGTCTGCAAAGGAATCTTATGACAAAGCTGTAAAACTTTGGCAAGAAGAGATTGACAAAGTAGAAGCCCAACTTTTAACTGAGTAATATTAAATGGCCGATACCCTTCAACCAGTAGTTGATAAACTTAAAAAATCTTTAGGAGATACCGCAAAGGAATTTGAAGGTTTCAAGCAAGAGACAGCCAAAATCGCAGGTGAGTTTGGTAGTTCTATGTCTGAATCTGCAAAGAAACTAGATGGTGCATTAGACTCAACGGATAAGAATATCCGTGTAAGAGGAAAGATGCTTGATAAAGGTTTAGGTAAGTTCCAAGACAAGATGATGGCTGGAGGTCTTACTGCATGGAATGATTTTGCAAACGGTTTATCCATGTCTGCATTAAAAGACGGCGATAAACTATGGGGTAAAATCGGTGAAAATATTCCTGATATACAGTTTAGTAAATCATTTAAAAACATAGGTGATGCACTAAACGAATTAACTGGGTTTGATCTAAACAAGGTTGTTAAAGATGCAACCGATAAGATTAAAGCTGGTTGGACAATTGCAACTGCACCTTTCACTTTATTGAATGATGCAGTTAAGAAGGTATCAGGATTCTTTGGTAAAGAGATCGATCTACTAGGTAAAGGTAAAGAACTCTTTATGAAAGGTATGACTGCCTTAGGTGGTGGTCTTAAAAAACTAAGTGGTTATCTATTACAACAAGGTATCTTCTTAGGTAAAGCTGCATTACAATTCCTTGCATCAGCAACTACATTTATTCTTAGAGGACTTTTAAACATATCAGTTGCATTCCTTAGAATAACTGCACAACTTGTTGTTGCATCTATAGGAATGGCATTCCAAGCACTATTGTTTATTGGTGGACTGATTGCATCAGGTATATCAATGGCAGTTGCTGCAGCGGGTATGATTGCAGCTGCAGCCCCAATAATTGGTATTGCACTCTTAATAGGTTTAGGTGTTGCAGCCATAGTTATGGCAGGGATGTTTATCTATAGGAAATTCCAAGAGAACAAAGACTACATCTTTGCAAAATTTACTGCAATGAAACAGAAGGTATCAGATATAGTTGGTAACATTACTGGGTTCTTTAGTAAAATCTGGCAAAACATATCTGACTTCATTCGAGAAAAGATATTAAAGATTAAATCATTCTTAGGTCTTACTTCCGATGAGGAAGAAAAAGAACTCGAAGGTATTAAGAAAAGAAAAGCTAAGAAGAAAGAGAATGAAGAAAAAGCAACTCAAATGGCTATGCAAGAACTTCGTGGAGATGAAGAATTCCAAAACGCATCTCAGATGCAAAAAATGAGGATGATTCAAAAGAGACAAAAGCTACACTTTGAGAAACTAGATCAACAAGCACAATTTGATGAGATGGATACTCAGGCACTTCTTGACGAGAGGAAAGCAAAACAAGAAGAACTGAAAGGTAAACAAGATGCACTCGATGCTCGTAATGAATATATTTTCATGGAGAGGCAAGCAGATTCAGACGCTGCTGACGCTGAGAAAAATAGGATTGAGAAAAAGAAAGAAAGTCTAGATGCACAAATCGAAAGAGACATGGAGAACTCTACGATTAGACATAATGGTGTTATTCTAGAAGGTGATGCAAAACGACAATTCCTCATGGACATGCAGGCTGGTGAAAGAGATGCATTAGTCGAAAGAGAAGCACAAATGAAGGCACAGGCCTTTGCAAACGAAGAAAAGTATGAAACCATGCAAGAACAAGCTGACCTTGGTATCCTTCGTGATAAAGAAGGTAACATGGTTGGTGGTGATGCATATGCATATACTTCTACAGAAAGACTCCAAGGTGAAGCTAATGAACTCTCAAATGAAGTTGGTGCAATGCAAGGTAGTCTTAAAGGAAGAGAAGACTATGTGCCTGCAAAAGAAATCTCTGATGAAGAAGTTGCAATCACAATGGGATTCAATACTACAGAAATTGACGCTGCAAAATCTCTCATGGCTGAGGGTGGTGAGTTTGCAAAAATGGGTCTACTCGATACTCTTGAACTTGCAAAACAAAGAGGTCTTACTCAATTCTCTGACCGTGGTGCTTATGCAGACGAGGATATCTACCGTAGTGAGGATGTCGCCAGAACTGAGTTAAGTGGAATGCAAGACACGACCACAGCAGGTCAAGACATGGCTTCATCGGAACTTGAAAAGGGTAGATTTGAATTACAGAAACAAAGACAAGAAGCTCAAGTGGAAGAATACAAGATGTATGGAAATACAGACCCTAAGAGTAATGTCTTCCAAAATGTTTCACAAACTAATGTCTCAGGGTATTCTAGAATGGAAGACCCACAAGCAATTAATAGAAAAGCAGCTGCAAGTGCTGGTAATGACTACGATGACTTAGGATTCTAAGTCGATATCAAATTTCTTACGATTATATTTTGTTCGGTCTTTATGGACTTGAGTAAGTCCGTGTGAAGGTGTCTTCTTATGTTCTTTTATCTTAGGCTCAGGTTTGCCAAAGATTCGTTCCCAATTATCTTGGTACTGAGTTCCCGTTTCAGGTCTTCTTTTACTTCCCTTTGACATATACAATTCCCACACTGGGTTCCTATTAGATGGTATCTATGGGTTTCAGAACTTCTGACATTGTTACAAATGCACAATATCAATTAAGCACTCCCCATCGTTTTCTCATTGACGCTTGTTCGTCTCTTTTTGCTTGAATCTTTCTTCGTCTTGTTATTTCTTGATTCTTCTTATGTCTCTTCTGATTAGGTTTGACATAATATTCACGATCTCTACATTCCTGAATTATACCAGCTCTTTCTACTTGTTTCTTAAATCTGCGTAACATCCTGTCGAATGGTTCGACATGTTTACTCTTCGGATGTTTTCTTGGTTTTACACTTGGCATAATATTCCTTAATTAAAAAAGTGTTAAGTCACCCCGCGCCTTACAGCATCCCGTTCTTAACCGAGAGACCCGCTTTGTTTTGCTGTCTCCCTTACCCTTACTTGGTGCCCCCAATTGCATTCCACGGCCCAAGTGAGTTATCGTCTGTATCACCAAAGGTGCATTATATAACACGATAACCCCAGTTCGAAATTAACTGTCCGAAGCTAATTTCTTGAAGTAATCCATTGCATCGTCACCAGTTTCACCAACTGATGCATCTGCAGATGCGATTACGGGTTCATCTGCAACGGAGGCAGTGTTTACATTTGCCCAAGGCACTTCTTCTTGGTCTTCTGCAACTGACTCTGCTGTAGAATTACTCACTCCACCTGATAGTCCTAATACTCTATCGAGTTTAGTTTTGAGTTCGTCATAAGACTTGAACTCATCAGATGATATAATTTCTGATAGCGAATGAACAGAAGTATATATATCATTCAACTGATTTTCGTCATCAAAAAGTGGTGCAGCTCCATCGAACTCAGATTTGTCGTAGTTCCAATAACCATCAACTTTTCTGATTTTGATTTTGAAGTTAGCACCTTCTCCTCTCAAGTCAAAAGGATTGATTGCTTTCTCGTCCTCAAATGCTGGACTGATAGCTTCTTTTAACTGTTCAAAGATTTTTTTACCGTACTTGTAAAGGAATACTTTACCTTCGTTATCGGGATTCTTAGGGTCTGAAACAACATAGACATTAGAAACATAATGCAGTCTGCGTTTTTGTTTCCTTGCAATCTCTTTGTTTGCTTCGATTCCAGTATTCCACAACGAAGTGTTGTACTCACTTACAGGGTCTTTTTTATTAAGAGTCGTTAAAGACTTCTCAATATACCATCCGCCTGGCCCTTGAAATCCGTGATCCCAATATGAGACCCATGGCATTTCTTCG